CAGTTAACGGCATGGCGAACCCGTTCGCTCAGAAGCGTCATGGCGGGAAGATACCGGTATTCACATTCCACTGGCGGGATGATCCTCGCAAGGATGAAGAGTGGTATCGCAGGGAATGCGAGAAAATCGATAATCCGGTGGTGGTGGCACAGGAACTAGATCTGAACTACAGCGCATCAGCGGAAGGCGTCCTGATTCCATCCGAATGGGTACAGGCTGCCGTTGATGCGCATATCAAACTGGGTATCCAGCCAACAGGCAAACGACTTGGCGCGATGGATGTCGCCGACGAGGGCAGGGACAAAAATGCCTTTTCCACCCGTCATGGCTTCCTCCTGGAGAATGTGCGGGAATGGTCCGGTGTGGGCAGCGACATTTATCAGTCCGTCGAGAAGGTCTTCGGCTTTTGCGAACAGGACGATCTTGAAGAGTTTCGCTTTGACGAGGACGGGCTGGGCGCTGGCGTTCGCGGCGATGCGCGCGCTATCAACGAACTGCGTAACGTTGCGCGCCGACCGTCAATACTCGCCACACCGTTTCGAGGTAGTGGCGCGGTATTTGATCCGGATGATGAAGCTGTTCGCGGGGACAACGGGCAAGCCGCACGTCTGAACAAGGACTTCTTCGCTAACGCCAAAGCCCAGAGCTGGTGGCGGTTACGTAAACTTTTTCAGAATACCTGGCGCGCCGTGGTTGAAGGTATGGCTTACAACCCGGACGAAATCATCTCAATCAGCAGTAGCATGGCACTCAAAGATAAACTCATCATCGAGCTTTCGCAGCCGACCTATTCCATTAATGGTGTGGGAAAAATCGTTATTGATAAACAGCCTGATGGAACCCGATCGCCAAACCTTGCCGACTCGGTGATGATCAACTATGCCCCAATGAATTCAGCCCTGAACATCTGGGAGCTGCTAGGGAGACAGGCCTGATGGCACGAAACAAACAAGCCCTGCGGCGAACTGCGCAGGCTACAGCTGATGGTTATGAGAATTTTATTGCCCGCGTAGGGATGCAGACACCTAACCAGCACTCAGCATCCACCTACCGGGCTAATTTCACCAGTCGTAACCGCATGCTGGTGGAATGGTCCTATCGTTCATCCTGGATCATCGGCGAAGCAGTCGATGCTATCCCGGATGATATGACCCGCAAAGGCATTCGCATCACTTCGGAAATTGATGCAAAAGATCGTGGCATTCTCGAATCACAACTGGATGAGTTGCAAATCTGGGATGCGCTGAATGACGTGCTGAAATGGTCGCGCCTCTACGGCGGCGCGGTGGGTTTCATCATGATTGAGGGGCAGGCACCAATGACCCCGCTGCGACCCGAAACCATCGGTAAGGGCAAGTTTAAGGGGATTCTCCCGCTCGACCGCTGGATGATCGACCCGGTACTGACCCGCCGCATTAAAGATATGGGGCCGGACCTGGGTAAACCTGAGTTTTACGATGTGGTGACCACAGCAACGGGAATTCCTGCCTGGCGCATTCATCACAGTCGCCTGATTCGCTTTGATGGCGTCACGCTGCCATTTCAGCAGAAGATGACCGAGAACGAATGGGGAATGTCGGTTGTAGAGCGTATCTGGGATCGTCTTACCGCGTTCGACAGCGCTACTGTCGGCGCGGCGCAGCTGGTCTACAAAGCGCATTTGCGTACCTACAGCGTGGAGAAACTACGCGAGCTTATCGCACTTGGTGGTCCTGCGTATGAAGCGTTGCTGAAGAATATTGACCTGATTCGACAGTTCCAGAGCAATGAAGGCATG